GTATTGGTTGTTCCATTCTGAAGAATCTCATAGAAGACACCAAACTGGTGGTGGAAGATTTTGACACGGTTGACGAGTTTTGCTCCTTTGTAGCCAAGGGCGAGTCTTTTGAGGCAGAGGAAAACCACAATGACGATCTAGTAATGACATTAGTTCTGTTTGGGTGGCTAACCACACAAGCATATTTCAAGAGTATTACGGGTAGTGACATACGGAAAGACCTATATGAGGAACAAATGAAAAATTTGGAAGAGGAGATGACTCCATTTGGGTTTGTGGATGATGGTTCCTCTGATGCCTCGTTTACAGACTCTGGAGGCACTTCTTGGAAGATTAATAGCAAGCCTGATTCTGATGACGGGTGGATGTTTTAGAGTATTGGCGAACTTGTCAAAATAATACATACACCTAGAAGCACAATCCCACAGACATTGACTTCTTCACGAAGGAGAACCACAAATGGCATTCAGAGTTAGCCCCGGCGTAAGCATCAAGGAAATCGACCTGACCACAATCGTCCCTGCCGTTGCCACCACTCCTGGTGGTTATGCAGGCTACTTCCATTGGGGTCCAGTAGACGAAATAGTAACTGTCACCCAAGAAACAGAACTTGCCAATATTTTTGGCAAGCCACAAAACAACAACTACATTGACTTCTATACCGTTGCTAACTTTTTGGGGTACGGCAACAATATGCAGGTTGTACGTGTAGTTGGCGACGCAAAAAACGCAAATGCTGTTTCTACAGGTGCGTCTTCTGGACGACTGATCAAGAACGAAACCGCATTCCTTGCAGGTGTCACTAACGGAGATGCTGATGTTCTTTTTTCTGCCAAGTATCCTGGTGTTCTAGGGAACTCTCTGAAAGTTGCAGTTTTGTCTGGAAACGGTTTACAGACCGGGCTTACACTAACAGCAGTAGGCGCTTCTCTTGGTGGTACTCGTCTTCAAATCAATCTCCCGATAGACAGACCAGTTTATTTGAGTTCTGGTGATGATATTGTTTTCGCAGACGGAACACAGGCTACAATTTCTGGAGTTGTAAAGGGATCTACAACTCAGACTGGAATTGCTGGAGATTTCTTCGGTATAACAGGAGCGCCCGGTCTTACGCTCACCCTTTCCACACCTCTTACTAGAAACTATGTGGGTGGTGCATCTTTTTCTATCAGGAGCGTGTATTCTAAATATGTGACCACAACAGCAAGAACTACCGAATACGCTGCTGGTTTAGGCGGAACAGGCGATCTTGTAAACATTCTTGTGCTTGATAAGGACGGGCAATGGACAGGCACACAAAACTCTCTGCTTGAGAAGTTTGAAGGTTTGTCGCGTTCGTTTGACGCAAGGGCATTTGACGGCAGCAGCAACTACTACAAGACAGTTGTAAATGACCGTTCTGCTTATATTTGGGCATTGCGCCACGAACTACAGGCAAATGGTTTGAGTGCAGCGTCTTCCACTTTCCCACTTATTGGTGCATCTCTTTCTGTCGCATCAGCCGTAGGACAGAATGTAAGTTCTTTCCATCTTGGTGGAGGAACCGCGCCTGCTCCAACTGATTCAGATCTTTGGGCAAACGGGTGGAGCAAGTTCCAAGACGCAGACGAAGTAGACGTTTCGCTCTTGCCTCTCGGCAACGCGTCTGCAAATCTTGCTCGTCTAGTTGTTCAGAACGTGTGTGAAAAGCGTCTTGACTGCATGGCATTTATTTCTCCTGCACAGACAGACGTAGAGAACAAGTTGCCGTACGAGGCTTTGAATAGTCTGAAGACTTTCCGTGACGACACTCTTAATATCAACTCGTCGTACGCAGTGATTGACAGTGGTTGGAAATATCAGTTGGACACTTACAACAATCTTGTTCGTGTAGTTCCAGTAAATCCTGATATTGCAGGTCTAGTGGCTCGTACAGAGTTCACGAACGAGGCATGGTTCTCACCCGCAGGTTTCAATCGTGGTCAGATCAAGAATGTGGTTAAGTTGGCTTACAACCCTTCTAGCGAGGCTCACCGCGACGAACTGTACACCCGACAGATTAATCCTGTAGTGTCGTTCCCTGGTGAGGGTGTGATCCTGTTTGGTGACAAAACTGCACAGACTCGCCCAAGCGCGTTTGACCGCATCAACGTACGTCGCCTGTTCATTGTGCTTGAGAAGGCAATCGCTACGGCATCAAAGTTCTTCCTCTTTGAGCAGAATGATGCCTTTACCCGTGCGCAGTTCCGAAACCTAGTAGTACCTTTCCTCAAGACGGTACAGCAGCGTCGTGGCATCACCGACTTCAAGGTGGTGTGCGACGAGACAAACAATACAGGCGAGGTAATTGATCGCAACGAGTTTGTGGCAGACATCTTCATCAAACCCACACGTAGCATCAACTTTATCTCCCTGAACTTTATTGCCACTAAGACTGGCGTAAGTTTCAGCGAAGTCGGCGGCTAATCGTATAAATAACTCAGAGGAGTAACTAAATGTCCGTAATACCAACCAACGATATTTCCGGTTTTATTAGCGCATTTGCAGGCGGTGGTGTTCGCACAAATCTTTTCAGGGTTTTTGGAACTATCCCTGTTCAGGGCTTTGGTAACGGTGAAAGTATTTCTTTCCTGTGCAAAGCCGCTCAGATTCCCGCATCATCTCTTGGAACAATTGAAGTTCCGTACCGTGGTCGTCGCATAAAGATTCCTGGCGACCGAACATTTCAGGACTGGCAGATAACCATCATTTCAGATGCTAATCTTCACCTCCGTTCCGCTTTTGAGGCGTGGAGCAGCCTGTTCAATCAGCACGTTGCAAATATTGGGGATCCTGATTTCTACAATCTTCTGCCTCAGTGGACTGTTACACAACTAGATCGTGCAGGAAACCCCATTCGCAGTTACGTGTTTGTTGGATGCTATCCAAGTGAAATTGGAACAATCGATCTTTCCTACGAAAACAATGATCAGATTGCCGAGTTCCCTGTCACACTCAACTACTCGTATTGGGTTGCTGGTTCCGGTGAATCTGCGAACACAACAGGAACAAGCCAGGTTCCGATCAATCCAATCGGAAACTACGGCAACGTAATGGGTGGTGGAGGATTCGTGGGACCAGTTCAGTGATTTCGTTGATTTGAAAACCTCTTGACGGAATTTTTTATTCATGGCAATCAATCTATTCGGTTTCAGTATTTCCAAAAAGGGAAGCACAGGGGCTTCGGAGGGTGAAAACCCAAAGAAGTCCCTTTCTTTTGTTGCACCTGACTACGATGATGGTGCTGTGCCCATTGAGGTTGGTGGGTATTTTGGCACAAGCATTGACTTTGACGGCACGATCAAGTCTGATATTGATCTCATCAAGAAGTACCGTGATATGGCACTCCATCCCGAAACGGAGTCGGCTATTGCGGACATATGCAATGAAGCCATCGTTTATGACGACAACTTTGAAACTGTAAAGATTGACACTGCAAACCTCAAGCAGCCAAAAGCAATTAAGGACAAGGTTGAGTCGGAGTTTGAAGAGGTTTTGCAACTTTTAAATTTTCCCCGTCGTGGATACGAGATATTCCGAAAATGGTATGTGGACAGTCGCTTGTATTATCACATCATCATTGATGAGAAGAACAAGAAAAAGGGCATTCAGGAACTGCGTCCTATTGATCCCATCAAGATCCGCAAGATCCGCAAGATCAACAAGAAGCCACTACAGAACAACACTCCTGCGGGAGTGCAGGTTGTTACCTCTGTGGAAGAGTTCTACGTGTACAACGAGAAGGAGCCAAACTCCGCTGCGCTGTCGATGGAGGGGTTGAAGATCAATCCTGATGCCATCTGCTTTGTGCATTCGGGACTGTTTGACTCGTACCACAAGAAGATCATCGGGTATCTGCACAAGGCAATGAAGGCACTGAACCAGTTGCGCATGATTGAGGACGCGGTGGTGATCTACCGCATTACCCGTGCACCCGAGCGTCGTGTGTTCTACGTAGACGTTGGAAACTTGCCGAAGCAAAAGGCAGAAGAGTATGTGCGCGGTCTGATGAACCGCTACCGCAACAAACTCATGTACGATCCCAACACGGGCGAGATTCAGGACTCCCGCAAGCACCTGTCCATGCTTGAGGACTTTTGGATGCCCCGTCGTGAAGGCGGTCGCGGCACCGAAATCACCACACTTCAGGGTGGTCAGAACCTTTCAGAAATGGAAGACGTAAAGTATTTCCAAAAGAAACTGTACCACTCACTCAACGTGCCTGCATCGCGCCTTGAGGAGCAGACAGGCTTCAACCTTGGTCGTGCAAGCGAAATCTCGCGTGACGAGGTTAAGTTCTTCAAGTTCGTGGAACGGCTCCGCATGAAGTTCTCCGAACTGTTCCTTGAACTGCTGCGTGTGCAGTTGACGCTCAAGGGCATCATTCGCGAGGACGAGTGGAAGGACATTGAAGACCGCTTGGCATTCAAGTTTGCAAAGGATTCGCACTTCTCCGAACTGAAGGAGAGCGAAATCCTCAAAGACCGCATTCTTGTTGCACGAGATTCAGAAGATTTTGTGGGCAAGTACTTCTCACGTGAGTGGATACGCAAACACGTATTGAGACAAACGGAAGACGAGATAGAGCAGATTGACAAGCAAATTCAAGTAGAGCAAAAGTTGGGGTTGCTACAGTCTCCTATGTCTCCTGAAGCAGGAGCAGGCGGTCCACCCGCTGGTCAGGAAATGATGCCAACGGGAACAGAGGCTCCTGCACCTTCAACAAGTAAAGACAGCGGACCAAACGTTACGATTGGCGAAATTGTTCCAGAGGACGAAGAAGACCTTAATGATTGAGAGGTGACTGATGCTTGACTCATTTGAAGATTTTAAAAGTGCTGTTCTGATGTCCCTAAAGGACAAAATATCTGACCGTATTTCTTTTGAGCGAGAAAAAGTTTCAAATAATCTGTTTCGCGTATCGTCTGATGATGCAGGTAATAATCGAATAGAACATTCCGATGAAGACTCACAGTCAAACTCAGACGAGAACTAAATAATACAGCCTATAGGAGACAGTAAATGGACACCATAAAGAAGATCACAAAAGCAGTACTGAACAAAAATTTTGCTGAGGCAAAGGATTTGCTTTTCAAAAACTTGTACGCTAAGGCTTCATTGTCTCTAGATGAAGCACGGTATTCTGTTGCAAACGCGGTGTTCAACGGCGTCGATGAATCGTATATGCCTACGAAGAAGAATAAAATCAAAGGCGATTTGGTTCCATCTGGTGGCGCAAAGAAAATGATTCTCGTGCAAAAGGTAAAGAACGGCAAGAAGATTGGATCTCCGCGTCCCATTCCTGCAATGAAGGAAGGCGCAGAGCAGTTGGATGAAAAAAAGATGAAGGTTTGGAGTCCTCGCTTGGATAAACTAATGAAGAATCGTGATAAGATTTATGTAAAACCTCCTGCTTGGCTTAAACGACAGAAGCAGCGCGAACAAGTAAAGGAAGAGACAGAGCAGTTGGACGAGGTAATGACCCGCAAGCACTTTCAGCAGGTTGCTGATGTGATCAAGGCTCATCCCGACGCAAAGAAGCGTGAGGAACTTGCTGCTCACCACTCGCAGATCTTCAAGAAGTCTAATCCCCGTTTTGACGAGGGACGCTTCCGCAAGGCTTGCGGTATTGGTGGCTGCAAGGAAGGCGTAGAGGTTAGCGGCGAGCAGTTGGATGAAGTGTCGCCTCCAGGCATGGAGAAGATGACGGGTTCGCCACGGGTCAAGGCTTCATTCAAGAAGCAGTACGGCAAGCGCGGCAAGAGCGTCATGTACGCCACCGCTTGGAAAATGCACAACAAGAAGAAGGACTGAGTTACATGAAACTCATCACTGAAACCATTCAGGACATCAACATCCTGACCGAAGAGAAGAACGGTCAGAAGCACTACTTCATTGAAGGCATCTTCATGCAAGCAGAGTCCAAGAACCGCAATGGGCGTGTTTACCCCATCGCGGTCATGGAGAAGGAACTTGGTCGCTACAACAACGACTACGTGAAGACCAACCGCGCAATGGGCGAGTTGGGTCACCCTGAAGGTCCAACAGTCAATCTAGAGCGCGTATCCCATCTTATCAAGGATCTGCGTCTGGAGAAGCACGATGTCTACGGCAAGGCAAAGATTCTTGACACACCTTACGGCAAGATTGTCCGTAACCTTATTGATGAGGGCGTCAAGTTGGGCGTTTCGTCCCGTGGCATGGGTTCCCTCAAGGAGCAGGACGGGGTAAATGTGGTTCAGGAAGATTTCATGCTCGCTGCGGTTGATGTTGTGGCAGATCCGTCTGCCCCTAACGCATTCGTGAACGGGATCATGGAAGGGCGGGAGTGGATTTGGGATAATGGTGTGCTTAAGCCTGTTGATATTGAAAAATACAAGGCAACCATTGAGAAAACCCCATCACGTAAGTTGGAAGAGCAGGCAATCGCATTGTTCAAGGACTTCATCTCAAAACTCTGAGATAACTAAATAAATCTAAAGGAGAGTCACAGTCATGGCACGAGAAAACATCGAAGATGTCATCAAGCAGGTTATCTTGGGAGAAAATTTTCTTCCCGAGAATTCTAATAACGAAGACCTTGAGAGCGAGGACACCTCTGATGAAGTGATTCTCTCCGAGGGCGACGAAGATGATGTTACAGAAGGCGATGAAGACGAGTTCATTGCTGATGAAGACATTGTTGACGACGCTGAGGAACTAGAGGAAGCAAAGGAAGAGGAAGAGGACGAAGAGGAGGAGGACGAAGAGGACGAAGAGGAC